GTCGTCGACTGGTTCACTAACGTGGGCCAGGTTCTCGGTTCTTACACCGATTTCGCAGGCGTTTCCTTATCGAACGCTTACGTGACGAAGAAGCAGCGATCTATTCACGATTGGTACTCGGTTACTACATCGGGTCCGTTCGTGATTCGTGGATGCACCGCTGAAGGTAATTCCATGCGACGCGTGCTCGGGGAACCCCCCGGGCCGACTCTCTACCTAAAACCCTTCAAAGGGTTCTCGGTAGCTCGTGGCGCTACAGCCATCTCGCTGCTTCTGCAGCAGCTTCGCTAGAGCGGAGCACAACGAAGGAGTCATCCTATGCCTACCATGGCAGACATCACCATCAAGAAGAACGACGGTACGACTGACGTGGTTTACGTCAAGTTGACCGCCAGCGGGGGTGACAAATCCCCGGCTATCTGGCGGTTGTCCGCGGCGACAGGTACGAATGGTCAGAAGCCCGAACTCCGGATGACGTCGCAATCCAATGCGGCGCAGACGGGTCGGTCTTTCGACATCGCGTTCACCTACCCCGAGGTCTATACCGATGTGAACAGTGTGACGCAAGTTCGCTCCCGCGGCAACTTCAAGGGTTCCGGCTTCATGCCGGCTGACCTTTCGGATGCTGCCGCGGAAGAGTTCGGTGCGCAGCTTGGAAACCTCTTGGCTTCCGCGCTGATCGAGGAATCGATGACAGTTGGCTTCGCGCCAGCTTAATCGTTACTCTCATCCCACTGGGTCCCCTTGGTGGGGGGCCTTCCTTTTAGGAGTTCACATGAAGCCTACCTTCTTGCACCACCAGGTGCAGAAGTCGATCCTTAGACTCTTCAAGGATCTCTCCAGCCCCGTCTCTCTCAGGGCAGCCGAATGGCTGCGAGACGGGAAATGGGACGAGCTTGCATCACTGCGAGCGGATCCCAGGCATTACTCTGATGCGGACAGCTATTGGCGAGATGCCACCGCTGCGAACATCCTTCGCAAGTGCGTCGATCTTCCGACGTCAGTCGACCGCGAGGCCGCTGCTAGGAAGACCTTCTATGCTTGTGAAGCGCAATGCCTTCGCGTTAATCGTCAGCTTTATCCTCTCTTGTTTACCCCTCACGGGGAGACGGAAGGCGTGCCCGGTTTTATCAACCGAGCTCGTAAAGTTATCGCTGACATCTTGGGCCATCATCACGACCTTTTCGAAGGTCGATTTGGGCCCGGCGCGACTTATGGAGATAGGGGTCGTTTCACAACGATACCGGACAAGATGTCCTCAGAACCCACCTTGACCTCCGAAGCTTGGTCGTTCCACTTCCCGTGGAGCGGCACGGCGTGGGCTAAAGCCTGCGCCGTCTCCGGAAAGAAAGTCACCTTTGTTCGGGGAAACCGATTCACATCGGTTCCGAAGGACGCTGAGAAGGAACGTGGCATTGCCATCGAACCAAGTATCAACGTCTTCTTCCAACTCGCGTACGGTAAACGTATACGAGCGAAGCTTAGGTCTGCGGGGATTAACCTGCAGGATGGACAGGCAATTCACAGGCGGATCGCCCGTGATGCTTCCGTTACTGGAAGCTATGCCACCATCGATCTTTCGAACGCTAGCGATACCATTAGTAGGAATCTAGTCAAACTCCTACTACCCACCCGTTGGTATGAGGCCTTACAAGACCTCAGGTCCTCGCGGACCTTTATCGACGGTAAATGGGTTCTCCTTGAGAAGTTCTCTTCTATGGGGAATGGTTTCACATTCGAGTTAGAGACCTTGATCTTTCTTGGTCTCATTCTTGCACTTGACCGGTGTGCTGGCCAAAAGCTAGTAGCCGGTAGGAACGTTTTCGTCTTCGGTGACGATATCATCGTTCCTACTGCAAGCTCGAGTGAAGTGATCGCTGCTTTGAGTTTCTTTGGAATGACCGCGAACGCCTCCAAAACGTTCACTTATGGTCCTTTCAGGGAGAGTTGCGGGGGTGATTTCTTTAACGGTGTAGACGTTCGTTCGCTCTACATCTCGGAGGCACCGCATGAACCGCAACAGCTCATCTCTCTTGCCAACGGTCTTAAGCGCCTTGCAAAGGGCGCCGAAAACCGGATGGCTGTCGTTTTGCCTGCTTGGCTTGGCGTCTTGGACGCTTTACCTAGCAGTATCAGAGCACTCCGGGGGCCCGAAGGCCTTGGAGACTTGCTTCTGCATGACGACGAGGCACGCTGGCGTTCCCGCTGGCGTGGCAGCATCAGGTACTTCCGCGTCTATCGTCCCGCCCGATTCCGCAAGGTCTCGTGGCAGAACTTTAGACCGGATGTTACCCTAGCAGCAGCCTTGTATGGAGTCCCTTACGGAGACGGGTGGATCCTTCCACGCG